CACGAGGATCGCCCGCCTGCCCTCGCGTGAGCCCTAACGCCTGCGCGTGCGCGTTACATGTTGCCCCCGGCATGGGGGTGCCGCCGCTGGGCGGGCGTTAATATGTCCCTTAACAAATTTCTACCAAAATTTCAGGGCACTATCAGACACCACATACCCAACATCACGACACACCAGCTCATGAATCTCTTTACGATCATCAATCACCTCCACCTTATACAAAGAGGGGCCGACCTGAGCCAGTCCCACGATGCACATATTCAAAAACACATTACAAATCACGTCCACATAGCCTCATAAATCGACGGACAATGTTTTTCAAGCAAATCCTTGACCCCTTCAGCAATCATACGATGCTCTAATTGCGTTTCAGGACCGGCTCTAAGGTCCACGTAATGCAGCCAGGACCTGATAGTACCATTCATGTACAAACGGCTAGGGATAGCCATTGGCAGGACATCACGAGCACACTCTTTAGCAACACCATTATCTAGCAGCTTACCGTACACATCCATAGCATGTCTATACAGACACTCTACTTCTGATTTAAGGAACACATCCTCTTCATCTGGTGTAATGCTGTTCTGTCTATTCTTGTAATCCTGAAGCCTAAGCTGAGGCATTACAGGTTTACCAAGTTCATTACTGTCGGCATACCGTTGGCTAAACTCTTGAAAAGAGAAACTACGATGCCTTAGGATCTGAGCTGCTACTGCTCTGGTAGTGTTAATCTCTACCACCATGTTAGCCATCTCAAAGGGTGACCAATGCTTATGCTTGATCAGGTATTTAAGGAGGCGTGGAGCAGTTTCGTGATTGGTTTGGTTGTTGGGGTTGGATACTCGTGCACAGTAAGCTACCAGCTCTTCTGCATCAGGAGTAATGGAAACAAGTTTAACGGTGTGGGTCATACATGATATATATGAGTATACTAGTAGTCTTACTAGTAAAAATGGTAAGAAGAACTAATAGAGAACATGGTTCACTTCGTTCACCCCATGTTCCATTAGTAGTGGAAGTAGTAAAAAGGGGAAGAAGGAACTTGTCTTTCTTCCCCCATTTGACCGCTGTTTCCACACACGAGGGCACCACTCCCCGTGTTCTACTGTCTGGTTAGAGCTGTTTTAGGAGCGATACTAAACGGAAAACCAGGTGGGGACTGAGTTTTTGGTCTTACCTCTTGCTTGCCGTCTTTGGTCCATATTCATGCCAAGGACGAAGTGGTTAGCGGAGGCTTGAGGGTCGTCTTTCCATTCCTCTAGCATGTCATTCCAGTCTTCCATTTTACGTTGTTTTACGACCTCCATAGCGGAGATACCCATGGCATCTGTAAAGTATTTAACGCCTTGGGCTAGACAGTCTAATCTGTCGTCGTGTTTAACTGCGCCTTTTTCACGGCACATTCTGCTCATCTGATAGAAGAGCATATAGAGGAGGCGCTCTTCTGGAGCTGCGTCTTTATTTGAGTTGTAGTCCCAGTCGATGACATTACGATCAACAACAAGGCGGTGTTGATTAAGGACAGGCTCAAGGGCATCAATAATGCGGTCTTCTTTGCGGACATTAGCACGTACCTCTTCTACGTCAATTCCTTGTTTAGTTTGTTGGAGATGTTTTTTAAAAAGTTCAGCAACGATACCGTCACCAAAGTTTGTCTCAATAACTAGTTTAGTTACTTTAAAGCGTCGGCAGCCTCTAAGAATGTCCAGGAGCGTGTTGTCTGAGTATCCGTCCTTGTAAGCACGCATTTGGTGCAGGTACAGGAAACCGTTTCTTTGGGAGATATAAGCTGCTGCTGTCTCATCAGTGCCTCGGCCCGACGGATCAACTGAGCAGATTGTTTCTGCGTAAGGACCCCATTCACCCTGTAGCTGCATTGGAGCGTAGAAATAATCCCCAGGTAATCCAACAGTCGGGAGTTCTTTGATGACGTTTCGAGGGTCGCTGCACCAGACGACGCTATCAGGAGCGGACTCAGGATTAACACTGGTGACGACAAGATCAGCCATTTTGAGGGGAAACTTTTCAGCATCGCTGAGAGTTGTGTCAAGCATGAACTGCAGCATGAAGTTGCTGCGTCCCATTGCTGCTTCACGTTCGATAAGATCGTCATTGTTAAATCGTTCAGGGTCGGTTACGTTCCAGCTTTCTGCACCGTTGTCGATGTCGTTTTGCAGTTGAGGTGCAAGGAGCCCTTCATAGTTAGACAAGGTGCGTGGGTAGCGGGCTGGCCACACGAATGGGCGGTAATTGCGCTCGGCAAGCTTCCTGTAAATGGTGAAGGTTGTCTGAGGAGTACCGAGATACATAATGCGGGAATCACGTTTCGGTGTTAGGATAGATTCGGCTTCTGTACAAAGTTGTAGGAGCTTCTCCCTCATCAGCTCTGTCATAGAGTTACCTGGGACCTCAACGTCGTCCAAAATCATAAGATCAGCACGACTACCAGTGAGCTGGCCAGTAATACCCACGGATTTAACAGAAGGAGCTTGGTGAGGTTTAGCAGGACCCACATCAAAACTAACGCGAGACCAACGTTGGTCATCTGATTTTGGTTTAAGGTGAGAAAGCCAGTTGACTTCAAGAATAAGGCGTTGACAAAAAATTGAGAAGGAGTCTGCTCTGTCTTTAGAAGCAGAGATCACCATAATCTTTTTGTCAGGGTCATTAAATAGTGTCCAGAGCACAAAGGCTGCTGTAATCCAGCTTTTACCCACACCACGGAACGCTTGGATCTGCAAACGTTTCGGTCCGTGTTGGAGGTATTCTGCAATACAGAGTTGTGCTCGGGTAGGGGTGGGAAGTTTAAGGTGTGCCCAAACTGCTGTCAAGAAATATCTGAAATCAGTTTTAAGCTGCTGTTCGATGTCCATATGGCTCTGTAAGGGGCCTTAAAGGTGCCTCCGGTATGGAGACACCTAAAAGGGTTTTAAGGGGCCTTATCAGCGATTGTAGCGCCGACCACGGCCTTGACCGGTAGCCTTGACGGGTTTGAAAGTTTTAGTAGCCGCATCATAACGGAACTTGTTACCTTCTTTAACCACGATCTGACCGTCACGGTAACCGCCTCGGTCGCTAGCAGTTGCTGCACGACGAGCACCTTTACCTTGGTAACCAACAGGTTTAAAGGTTTTACTAGCCGCATCATAACGGAACCTGTTACCTTCTTTGACTACAATTTGACCATCTTTGTAGCCAGAAGCTGCGGGCTTGGGCTTCGGCTTGGCGGTAACGGGAGCAGTGGGCTTGGGCTTTGGCTTAGCTGCAGCAGTAGAGGTAACAGCAGGCTTGGGCTTAGGCTTGGGCTTAGCAGGCGTTGCTGCTGCAGGTTTGGTGGGTTTGCCCATACCACCGCCTACGCTTTGAGCACGAGAACGTTCGTTAGCGGGTGCAGCTGCGCGAGCTGCTTGTGCTTCTTTGTCTTTAGCAGTTTGCTCTCGTGCAAACTTACGGCGTTTAGCTGCTTCTTCTTGAGCTTTTTTAGCACGGTATTGAGTCTTTTCACGAGCGCTCATACCGAGCATGGGATCTCTTTTAGCCATTGTTGTTATTTGATGTGCGAAAGAATAAGTTGTTCACGTTTGGGATGAAGACCAAAAGTTTGTCTCATCCAAGATAGCCAGTTGTTTGATCCTTTGTCCTGATTACACTTGCGACAGCTGGGTACAAGGTTGCTTGTGAGGTCCTCACCACCAAAGCAGCGAGGGCGAACATGGTCAAGTGTAAGTTCATGTAATTCATAATGTTCTCCACAATAAACGCATTGACAGTTGAAGTGTTCCTTGATGGCTCTTCTCCAGAGCCTCTTAGCTTCTGGACTGGTCATGGTTATTAGGTTTTGAAGGTAGTGATCAGGACTTGGGAGCAAGGGAGTCATTTCTTAATTCTTAACTTTGCTCTGTTTCTGGCTCGGTTTTTTGAGGGGTCTTCGCGGACGAACGTGCCCTTCGTGGTTTGGGAGAAGTCTTTACCTCCTTTACCGTAGACACCTGCGTCTCTTCGAGCTTTGGTGTGCTTGATTCGGTATTCGGTAGCAGATTTTGATTTACCATCTTCGACACTCTTTGCGTATTTATGACGCCGAGCGGTTGCATTGTCGCGGTAATTCTTCGCACTTTTTTTAAGTTGGTTGTAGGGGAGTTTTTTAGGAGCCATTAACGATTCACCGCTTTTTGAACTGCATCAAAATCAATGGTCGGCATAATATCAGCAAGACCGCTAAGAGCAGAGCCCTCGACGGCAACCCCGGTGATATCGTTTTTAGTCAGCCAATCAGCTGCTGCTTTAAGGTCAGCAGTAGTCGCCTCACCAGACTTAATACGTGCCAGAAACTCCCTTGTTACAAGGTTATGAAGTTCGTTAAACTGATCTTCATTTGCACGTTTTTTAGCCATTTCTCATTACGATTTGGTCTAGTTTGTTCTCAATTCGGACCATGTGGTCCTCCATACGCTTCAAACCTACCTTAAACTCGTCTTTATCGACGTAGTTTGTAGCAATACGAAGCTCAACACCGTCTACACGGCGATCCATGTCACTAATACGTCCATGGACTTGGTTTATTCTGTTGTGTAAGCGATTAGTGACTGCTGCAAGACCGGCAATAACGGCTACAACAGCTGATACGGCTGCTTCCATTTATTCTTTTTGGAGAGAAACAATGGGTACAATGTCGTGGCAAAGGACTTCAACCCTTGAACCAGGACGAAAAGTAAAACCAGCTTTCATAATTTCAGTGCACTTCAAGGCTCTAACAAGCTCATAGTCAAGACGCAGCTTTTGTTCATGCCGTCTTGCTATTTGTTTGCACGTTTCAATCATGCCTCCGTCAAGAGGAACGCTAAAATTGAGTTGTGCGCCAAAGTTGTTACCTCTAACGTACCCTGTTCCGTCATATGGCAGCGTGTCATTGCCCATATAGAACGGAGAAAATGTCATTGTAGTCCCATTACAAGAATTGCCCCCAGTAAACTGTTGTCTACTAGGGGCTCCGTTGTTCTGAAATTGGACTGCTTGATTAGTCACGTTACCCGTAGCAGCAGCTACAGGCGATGACGTGTTTTGTACTTGTGGTTCTTCCGCTTTGACAGGCGTTATTGCGAGAACACAGAAAGCGAGGTAGTAGTAGAGGTGGTGTCGATGTCGCGGGTGATGTCGATTGTCTCGACAATCCCTGCTGCTCGTTCCACAATCTCTAGTTGAAACTGCTCGCCTGCTGTGGTCACCGAATAAGTAGTTGCGGAGTCGTTGATATCCCCACTTGGGGTTACATTGGTTCCAGACCATGACTTATAAGCACCCCCATACACCTCAGTAGAGATCGTCTCTGTGATGCTTTGGGTGGTGGTAGTTGTGGATTGCATGGACCCCTGCGTAAATTGAGGGGTAATAGTTTGTGCTGAAGCGGGTGCAGCTAACATCAGCAAAAGAATTAGCTTTTTCATTCTTTTTTCTCTCTAGTGATAGAAAATGTAGCTAAAGTACCGCTAAGAATTGAAGCCACATACGTTGGATCCATCTTCTCCATCCATCCAGCATAGGATGCCGTCAAGAGTCCGGCGGACCAGACGAGGACAAGGAATTTGATAAACCCTTCTTTTTTGTTATCTTTGTCCATGCTGCTTTAATTACAGGTTTCATCAGAGAAACAGTGCGTTTAAAGATGGAGGTAGCGGTTAGGGTAGCTGCAACCGACACCATAGCTGTAGTTCCAGCCGTAGCCAGGATCTCGTTGCTAGGTAGAGGAATAGTTATGTCGGTATTAGGAATATCTACATACCTAATCTCAGAAGGTTTAGGTATTGGAGGTATTTTAGGTTGTGGTTTAGCCTGTTCTTTTTCCTCTTTCTCTTCCGAGTTTACACCCCTTACACCCGGAGGTGGTCTAAGGTCACTAGGAGGCACTACAAGCGGCTTGTACGAGGGTAAAGTAGCTCGTGGCACCTCCAGTACCGGACGGGGTAGTAAAGGCGGCTCAGGAAGCCTTAGAACCGGCAATGCCGGAGGCTCACCGAGGTTCATTCCCCAAAGAGACCGCGCTCAATAAAGTCAACGGCTTGGTCATCAACGGTATTGGTCGATTGCTCAGCCAGTTTGCGGAGCATATCAACAATCAATCGCTTCACTTTGTCGCTACCAAGGAACGACATAAGAACGGGACGGATAAGTGCAATCATTGTTCTAAAAGGGGTAAAGGTTTACTGAGGTTCAGCAATGCTGGCTTGATAAGCAGCAACGACCTCATCGGTCCAAAGTGCCGTAGCAACTGCTTGCATCTCGGCGCATTCTTCGCTCATGTCATCACCAGGCACACGGACGTGGCGGTGATATTGGCGTCCCACTTCAACACCATCCTTTTCAACAATGTCCGCACGACGGCATTGCAGGATGTTGTAAGGGGGAATGATTTCAATTTTGTGTTCTTGGCGTTCAGTAAAAGCCATTAGGGTCATCCTCCAGATGAAACAGGTTTAAGGCTTAGTTTTGAGACGGTTGCGGTCTTTAGGGTTAAGAGACTTCGTAGCAGCCAGCAATTCCAAAGTTCGATTGAGCTGCAATATCTGTATTCTGCAAAGTTCCTGTGTTGCCACTTGCCGTTGAATACGCAAACTGTACTCGTGTTGAGCTGTTTGTATTTGCATAAACAGCATATTCATTAAGAATCCCCGACCACTGGACACTTAAGGCTGTTTGACTTAGACCACCACTAGCCTGAGCAAACGGCAGGTCCCTAATTTCTACGCCTCCACTGCCAGATATAGAACTAGCGCTTACATGACATTTGACAAACACAAGATTACCAATTTTTCGATAAACACCGTATGAAACATCAAGTGTTTGTTGAGCTGCGCCTATCATCAACCGTGGAGTAAAAGTCCCCTCCTCATAATCATCCAGCAGCTCGCTGGTCATTCCAGCAACATTACCAGCCGCCGAGAAATCAATACCGTTGCCGCTGCTCAGGACAAGGTTGCCGCTAGTGACAGTTAGATTACCAGTGACACTTGTAACGTCAATACCAGTCAAGGCACTTCCATCACCGCTAAAACTTGTAGCAGTTAGCGTCCCATCAACAGTCGCGTTACCGGCGCTATCCAGCGTAATGTTGTCAACCGTGGCATCGTTGTGCCTTATGTTGTTTGCAATAATGCGGCTCATGATGCACCTCCTTCAAGTGCGGTAAGGCGAGCGTCCAACGCCGCGATAGTGGCGGCTTGGGAGGCGTTGGCGGTTTCTAGGGTTTCAATCCGCTCAATCGCTTCCTGAAGTGCTTTGACAGCCTTCATATAAAGCACGGAGTAGTTGACCGATTTGGTCGTGGTGCCAAGGTCGTTGTTTTCTGCGTCACGGTCGATTGTTTCAACAACCAGACCAGGGCAGACTGCTTCAATTTCCTGAGCGATAACACCAATTTGGGTATGGGTTGGCTGCCCAGTCTCCGCTTTGAAATTGTAGTTACGGACTTGAATTGTCTTAAGGTCATCCCACTGAGAATTTGCGTCAACGATGTTCTCTTTTAACTTTGCATCGGAAATACCACCGTAAGAGTTGTTGGTGTTTTGGACGTCGCCGTTATCAAAAACTCTAAATCTCTGCGCACCAGCGCCAAGGTTGTAATAGGTAATCGCATTAAAAGTACCATTCGTGGTGTTGCGATCAGCCTTGACCATGAACACATCGTTTCCAAAGCTTCCACTGCTTGCCCTTACGCTAAGTCCGTTGTTGGATGCGTTTGGCTGAGTTATTTCAAACTTGGCATTGTCAAAACTGCTTGTTGCACCAAAGAACAACCTCCCGTCAGCAGTAATCCTCATCCGCTCTGACGCGGTGGCGGATGACACTGAAGTATAAAAGCGGATCTGTCCCTCCCAGCCCGCGCCTTTACCCAGCGAAATAAGATCTAAATTAGTATCTGACGAGCCACTGTTGTAATCAATACCTGCACCGCGTGAACCTGTGTTAGCAAAAGTAAGGTGATAGTTTGGGTTTGTGGTGCCGTTGATGCCTATATCACCTGAACTATTGATTCTCATCCGCTCACTGCCTTCAGTGTCGAAGGTGATGTGACCGTCAGAGCCGGTGTCAACACACTCAACAGTGGTGTTGCCTTCGGTGATGCTGTCGCTCGAAGCTGATGCCCAGCTAAGCGTTCCAGAGCCGTTGGTAGTCAGAGCTTGCCCTGCGGTCCCGTCATCAACGGGCAGAGTCAGCTCAACATCCAGGTTGCTGGTGGTGGAGTTGGGAGCGCTAAGGGAAACGCTGCCGCCGCCTGTTGCTGCGTTCAGTTTGATGGTCATGCTGCACCTCCTTCAAGTGCGGTAAGACGGGTTTCGAGGGTTTCGATCTTTGCCAACGCCTCTTGTAATGCAGCCGTCAGCAGCGGCACCAGTTTGGATTGGTCAATGCCTTGATAAACGGGGATTGTGTTTCCGTCTTCGTCTAGTTTGTTATCGCCAACGGAAACGCCATCGGGGAGTTCTTCGCCTTCCTTCCAGACTTCGACTTCGTTGTGCGTACCAGTTACAGCTTCTGGGACTACTGACTGTGCTTCGTGAGCTAAGAAACCATCAACAGTTCTGTCGGGTTCGGCGATGAAGTTAAAACGATGAACCTGAAGCTGGTTGAGACGATCAGCAGCGCCAGTTAGCGGGACAATGTTTTCCTTAAGGCGATAGTCGGAAGAAGTGTTGTAAGCAGTAGCTGAACCTGTTAAAGCAATACTGCCAACCTGTGTTGTGCTTCTAAAAAACCCAACAGAATTAACAGAACCTGTGCCAGATGCTGTGTCTCGAACAACAAACGGCGTCACAGCCGATCCATCGCTTTCAGTAATAAGCCTCCCATTTGCAAAGTTTGTTGCATTTACGCCAACTCGCCCATCACTCGTAATCCTCATCCGCTCCGTGCCGTTTGTAACGGCAGTCAAATACGCAGAGCCGATGGCATTTAATTCTGTGCCACCAGACTCCGCACTAATACGGAAAAAAGTAGAGGAGTTTGCATTATTTCTAAACAGCATCTGTCCCACTTCTGGACTGCTGTGTGCTCTGATATAAACTGCTTCTGCGCCACTGTTTGCTTGAATATCTAGGGGTGCACTAGGATTTGAAAGACCAATGCCAACCCGATCAGCACTGGCGTCAACAAACAGAGAATCGGTATTAACCGAAAAATCTCCGTTGCTATCAACCGTTGCCCGATTGCTGCCGCCCGTGACAAGGTTGACCGTATCAGTGCCAAAACTGATGCCGGTGTTCGTATCTGTACCCTGGATTGCGGGGGTGGTTGCTGAACCATTAACCCCTGAGATTCCAGTATCTCCGTTAATTTCAATAGCCATAATTAAACAATTGTCCAAGTAGAACCAGAGGGAATAGTCACAGTGACGCCATCGTCAATCGTGATGGGACCTGCGCTGAGACCGTTGGTGCCAGCCGTAATCGTGTAGTCGGCACTGATAGTTTGGGATACCTCGTAGATAGCACCACCAGCTGATGCACCACCACCGATGTTACCCCAGGCAGTACCGTCATAGCCTTCAAAAGAACTTGTATCGCTGTTAAAGCGCAAGTAACCAGCAGACGGACTACCATCACGTTGTGCTTCAGTACCAGCAGGAACTTCAGCAGAACCAGTGGTAGAAGTTTGAGGGACATACCCATCAATGGTTTGACCACTGTTAAAGGTGATGTCACCCGTCATTGTACCGCCGCTCAGCAGCAGTGCAGACGTGTCAACGTAGTTCTTAGTCGCAGCATCCTGTGCACCGGTAGGATCAGCCAGACTGACAATCTTGTTAGATTGAGCGTCCAGTTCACCACCAAGTTGAGGTGTAGTATCGTTAACAAGATCGGTATCGATACCACTAATCTCGGTATCTACGTAGTTCTTAGTAGCAGCATCTTGTGCAGCGGTAGGATCAGCAAGGTCCGTAATACGGTTGCTGTTAGCGTCAAGGTTTGCAGCTAGTTCAGGAGTCAAATCCGACAACAGGTCAAACGCAATAGAACCATTAGGAATGGTAACAAAGCCAGTTTGTTGATCTACTTCAAAGATCGGTTCATCTGTTTGGTTACCACCAATCTTAAACTTACCGTTGTGGTCAGTAATAGCAGTCCAGACTTTACCACTATTAGATTCAGTGATCTGTTTGGTTTCGTCAGGAACACCACCATTCTCAGGCAGTGCAGAATAGTCAG